TTCAAATGTAGTTACCTCGATTTTCTTTTTTAAGATAACTTTATCCAACAAACTTACAATAGTGGCTTTATCGCCACCATGGTTAACAGCATCTCTAACTACTGTCAACACTTCAATATCTCTTAGTGTTTCGTTCATTACACAACCTTTCCGTTAGCATACAGTGAGCTCTGCATCAAACGCACTTGCTTCAAGCGGCTCTCTAAAAACTTAATAACTTTTGGCTTGTTAGGACCAGCAACCTCGTCCATAATCATCCGCGGGAGAACACGCAATTGACGACTTACAACATCCTGTTGTTGCTCTGGTGTCATGTCTGCTACAAATCTTTTAAACGCTCTATTGCTAATTGGCTTACTCATTTAACTCTCCTAACTTCAACTTACTACTTAATATAGCATAGTTAGAGTATGTGTCAACCTTTTTCTTACTGATAAATACTACGCACAAAGGAAAAAGTATGCCAAGAATATCATTATGGAAAGACGGTGCTCACACCAACGATTACAGATTCTTTGATAGAAGAATTAAAGAAATGTTTACAGTTGGAGGTACAGGTATCAATGTACACAAATATCTTGGTATAGCAAGCCAAGGTGGTAATGATCCTAGTCAACCTAACTATCAAGAGCCAGATCCGCTTGGCATACAGGATTTTCTATTTTTAGAGAACAGAGATAGAATTTACGATCAAGATGTATACAGTTTGCGTGGCATTTACAATGTAAGTGATACAGATTTTGACTTATCGCAGTTTGGTCTATTCCTTGCAAATGACACGCTGTTTATTACATTTCACGAAAATGATATGGTAAACAATCTAGGTCGTAAACTAATGAGTGGCGATGTAATTGAATTACCACACCTTACAGACTTTAGCGCACTGGATGAAAGTGTAGAATTAAGCCTAAAACGCTACTATGTTGTACAGGAAGGTAGTCGTCCTAGTGAAGGATTTTCACCAACTTGGTGGAGTCATTTATGGCGTGTTAAGTGTACACCACTAGTAGACAGTCAGGAATACAATGACATTCTCAACATTATACAAGAGGATGCAGACGGCAACCAAACAGAAAGCACACTGAGAGATCTATTAAGTACATACCAAAAAGAACTAGAAATTACAAACAAAGTTGTAGAAGCAGCCGAAGCGGAAGTTCCAGAAAGTGGCTACGACACAAGTCAATACTATATTGTGCCTACAGATCCAGTCACTGGTCGTCCTTTGGAATCCAAAGGAATAAACGCCGATGATACAGTTGTAAATGCAGACAATACAGATGCAAGTGCTGATATGAGACGTATTACACCGCTGAACAGTGTTAGTTACAGTGGATATCTAGTAGGCGATGGGCTTGCACCTAATGGTGAACCTATTAGTATGGGAACAAGTTTCCCAGGTGATGCACAGGAAGGTGATTATGTGTTGCGAGTAGATTTTTTACCCAATAGACTTTTCCGCTACAGCGGATCACGTTGGCAAAAAGTAGAAGATGATGTACGTTCTGCTCTTACACCTGGCACTGGCAATACGCAACGAGACGGATTTATCAATAACACAAGTACGTTTACTGCAGATGATAACACAACAGCAACAAGCAGACAGTCACTAAGTGATGCACTTAAACCTAGAGAAGATTAATGGCTCAGCAATTTTTTTACGATGAACAAATAAGACGTTTTCTACTGCAGTTTATTCGTGCATTTAGCAACTTCCAAGTTGAGTATGGCAAGGATCGTGACGGCAATACTACACTGCTTACTGTGCCTGTAAAGTATGGCGATGCTACAAGAATGGTTAGTAGTATTATCCGTGAAAATAGTGAGAATAAAATCCAGCCAGCACCTATGATCAGTTGCTATGTAACAGGATTAGAATACAATGCCGAACGTAGACAGGATCCTACATTTGTTGATAAAAAACATATTCGTATGCGTAAATTTGATGCTAATACAAACAGTTATACTACACAACAAGGCAATGCATTTACTATTGAACGTATGATGCCTGTACCCTATACACTGCAAATGAGTGTAGATATTTGGACTAGTAATACAAACCAAAAACTACAACTACTGGAGCAAATCCTAGTATTGTTTAATCCTGCACTTGAAATACAGAGCACAGACAACTATTTGGATTGGACAAGTTTAAGTTATATAGAACTTGCTGGAACACAATGGAGTAGCAGAGCAGTTCCTGTAGGTGTTGATGAACAAATTGATATTGCTACACTGCAGTTTACAGTTCCTATTTGGTTAACTGCTCCTGCAAAAGTTAAGAAACTTGGTGTCATTAATAAAATTGTTGCTAGTATCTACGATGATAATGGTGGTATTGCTGAAGGCGTAATTGACGGACAAATATTACTAGGTGAACGTATGAAGTTTACACCTATGAACTTTGGTATTATTGTACTGGGTAACACTATTCAAATCCTAGATCGTAATGAAACTACAACGAATAAAGTTGATTATAGTCCTTTAAATGACCCACCAACAAAAGTAGGCACGGATGATGTAAGTTGGGCAGCACTTATAAACCAGTATGGTGAACTACAAAGTGGACTTAGTCAAATACGTTTAGAAACAGGCGGTGCAGCAGAAATTGTAGGGACTATTGCATTTCATCCCAGTGATCCCTACAAACTACTGTGGACGGTACAAAGCGATACAATACCAACAAATAATTTACCTGCTGTTGATAAAATTATTAATCCTCTCCGCAGTGCACCTGGTGCGGGGTTGGCAACTGCTGTAACAGGACAAAGATATCTTGTACTAAATGCAATAGGCGATGCAACCAATACAGATGGGCCTGATGCGTGGGGTAGTTTAGTAGCAGGTGCAAATGACATTATCGAATATAATGGCACAGATTGGCAAATAGCATTTGACAGTAGTGCTGAACAGGGTGTACACTATATGACTAACACCACTAGTGGACTTCAATATAAATGGACTGGAAGTGAATGGGTCAAGTCTTATGAAGGCGAATATCGAGCAGGCGACTGGAGTATCGTCATTTAATAGCAGTGTAGGCGCACTGTTTTTAAGCAAAACAACTGGACGTTATTTGTTTGTACTGCGCAATGGTGCGCGGTATGATAGTATGTGGGCCTTTGTTGGCGGTAAAGTTGAACGTGAGGAAACGGAATACACTGCTCTACAACGTGAGATTGTAGAAGAAATAGGCTTTATGCCACTGGTGCTCAAAACTATACCAGTGGAAAAGTTTACTAATAGTAAAAATAATTTTAGTTATAGTACATATGTTTGTGTAGTTGAAGAAGAATTTGTTCCTAAACTTAACAAAGAACACAAAGGTTATGCTTGGAGTAAACTAGATAGTTGGCCTAAGCCATTACATCCCGGTGTGTTTACTACGTTTAAAATTGATGAGATAATAGGTAAAATACAAACTATAGAAGATTTAATGTGCAATAGCACCTAATTGAGCATTGCTATAATACTGCATGTATGTTATCTCTTTAACATTTGGACACCAGTTGTATTCTTGTGGCATCAAACCAGGATCTTTTGCAACGTAATAAAATTCTACATCTGGATATGTAAGGAATATTTTACAGGCATCTTGTACAATTTTTTTATTAGCACCATCAGTGTTTACTTCCCTATACAAGTCATGTTGATTAATATAAATGTTATCATTGGGTTGATTATAGGTTGTCATACCAACAAGATAAACAATCCTATGTCCATCTGCGCAAGCAAGACGAAGTGCTAAATTTCCAATACTACTAGTGAATAGTTTTGGATAAAGATGAAATTTTCCTGGATGAGCAAGAATATTTTTTACATTTGTATATACAATATTATTGTCACTGTAATCGGTTTCTGCTATTTCATTACAAAGCAAACTATTAGTACATATTAAAAATGTAGGTGCAAAATCTTTATAAAGAAGGTTACAGCCGTAACTCTGTCCTACACTACGAACTCCTTGTTCACCTCCAACTTGTCCGTGAAGTAAGTTTAGGTCAAATTTAAGCCTAGATGTGCTATTACCAATAACATGAGCAATACCATTGTGATCATCATTAATAATTGTACGCTCAACCCATGTCATGCTATCTGGATTATTGCGTGTTTGCCAACTAGTGTTTACGCTAACCATCTCTCCCAAATAGTCTCTGGTATAAAACCGAGTCTGGGGCATTAGGTAATTCCGACGGCTATCTCTATTTCGCCAGCGTCTGAACCAGTTTTATCTTCAACTGCTTTACCTACAATCGAACCTGCTGGTGGTGAACCTTCCGCACGCCATGCACATGCATGTCCTGGAGTGTCGCTAGAAACCATCAAATCACCTTTACTAATCTCGCCAACAACTTTAGCAGGCACACGGCCTAACAGTGCCATTGGGGGGTGATATTCGTTGGTAAGTTCAGGTTTACGATGTGGACTATTCATAACACAGTATGGATCCGTACTTACAATACCTGCAATGCGTTTGCTTAAAGGCGTTGTTGAGACAGTAACTTCTTTTAATCCACCAAATACAAGTAGAGTACCTGGTTCGTAGACATCATCTGCCCAGTAACGTTCTGCAACGTCAGCATATTGTGCTTGTTTAGCGTTTGTTTCAAAGCCGCCTGCTGTAGAACCATCATGAACACGGATACTATCGTTATCTGTATCAATAGTTAATTCACCCGCTGCGCCTGTAAAACTATCGTTCTGTGCGGCTGTGCCTCTTCTAAACTGTACTGTTGTTGGCATTGTATACTCCTATTGTACTATATTTATGCACCCACATATGCTTCACCATCACCATAATCAATTGATTCTGTTGTACCAACTGGATCCATAAAAGTGAACACACTACCCAAGTTAACACCAAAAGCATCAGTGCCGCTGGCTTCAAATGGTGTTTCCTGCACAGTTTGTGCAACATTGTAACTCATATCAAAATCACCATTTGTACCTGGGACTGTCGTAAATGTACTGTTCGGATAACTAGATCCGCTACCTCCACCTGCACCAGCATCTGCCCAATCAAGTGTACCTGCACCGTCTGTACTAAGAACTTGTCCATCAGTACCATCTGTTGCTGGCAGTGTCCAGGTTAAACTACTTGCTACTGTAGCAGGTGCTCTAAATGATACATAATGACTACTATCGCTGTCGTAGAACTCCAATTCAGCCTGTGCATTAAGTCTAATATCTGTACCAATTTGTGCGCTTGTTAGCGTTTTATTTGTTAGAGTTTGTGTGCCTGCTTCTGTCACCAGTGTACCTGTGACACCATCTAATAAATTAAGTTCAGCGGCTGTACTTGTAACTCCATCTAGAATATTCAGTTCAGCGGCTGTTGCTGTTACACTTAACGTAGATAAAGTAATATCACTAGTAAGAGCTACTGTACCTGTACTTGTTGGAAGTGTAAGTGTGCCTGTATTACTAATACTGCTAATAATAGGAGCAGTAAGTGTTTTATTTGTAAGTGTTTGTGATGCAGTTGTTAGTACAATACTTGCAGTATCACTCAAATCTGTACTAGCAATTGTTATATCACCTGTACCATCAAAACTTTGGCCAGCGATGTTTCTTGCAGTTGCTAGTGCAGTTGCAGTATCAGCATTACCAGTTACGTCTCCTGTTAAATTACCAGTGACATTACCTTCAATATTTGCAACAAGTGTTCCTGCGGAAATTGTAAGATCGCCAGTGCTTGCACCTGTTGCAGTGGTTGTTCCAACTATAAATTTATCTGCGCTCTCATCCCAGGCAAAAATTGCATTATCACCTGTGCTACCACGTTCCATAACAATACCCAAGTCATTGGCATTGCTTGCTGCTCCTGTATTAAGTTCTATTAAACTGTCTGCAACCACACTGTTCGTGGTGCTGATTGTTGTTGTAGTGCCGTTGACTGTTAAGTTGCCTGTTACAGTTAAGTCGCTGCCAATAGTAACGTCATCTGGTAGACTAATTGTTACAGTGTTATCTGTTACTGCTGTGGTTATTTCGTTTGCTGTACCACTAAATGTAAGTGTATCACTGCCCAGTGTTACAGTGTCAGTACCTGTGTCACCCGCGATGTCTGTAGTGGTTACAATACTCGAAGTTTGTGTATCAACATATGCTTTTGTGGCAGCGTCTTGGTTTGCTGTAGGATCACCCATACCTGTGATTTTGTTGGTGCCCATTGCAATAGCACCACTCATGGTGCCGCCTGCAAGAGCAAGTTTAGCATCTAACTGTGTTTGAATAGCACTGGTTACGCCATCAACATAATTAAGTTCGGTTGTAGTAGCAGTTACGCCATCTAGTATGTTAAGTTCTGTTGCTGTTGCCGTTAAATCACTTATATCACTTACAGTAGGACTTTCAAAAGTAATTGTACCTGAACCATTTGTTTGTAGAAACTGATTGGCACTGCCATCGCTAGTTGGAAACTTGTATGCGTTGTTGAATGTGATTGCACCACCGTCGTTACCATCAATCTTAAACTGTCCGTTAGTGCCTTGAGGATCTGCGCCTGTACCATCAGTATCAACAGCAACCGAAAACTGTG